GCATGGCCGCTGTGTACGGTCGCTCGTATGTACCGGACGGCATCGTATTGAACCCCGCCGACTGGGGCAAGGTGGCCACGGCGAAAGCGTCGGCGGGCGGGTCGTACCTGTTCTCCGATCCGTCCACGATGCAACGCGCGCCGATGCTGTGGGGCACGCCCGTTGTGCTCTCGCCCGCCATGACCGTCGGCAGCTATCTCGTCGGACAGTTCGCGCCCTACTCGCAGATCTTCGACCGCGAGGACGCAGCCATCGAGATCGCCGCGCAGAACGTCGACGACTTCGTTAAGAACCTGCTCACCGTGCGGATCGAGGAACGGTTGGCGCTGGCCATCTACCAGCCCGGTGCTTTTTCGAAAGGAACCTTCACCCCATGAGCGTTACGCTGTTCGCTGTCCCGCCAGAAATACAGCCGGTGTTCGATGCGCTGGCCGCGCTGCTCGTGGCGCACCCGGATCTTGCCAACGTCAATTCCTACGCAACCGTTGATACGAACGGTAAGAGCTACGGCATCACGGTTATCGACAAGTGGGGCAACCAGCAGACCTTCACCCAGCGCATTCAGTCGGGCAAGGTCTTTCTCGAACCGTTGAGTTCATCTCTCGGCCCCGGCGGCACCCAGCAGTTCGTGGCCACCACGCTCGACGCAACGGGCCAGCCCGTGCCAGCGACCGTCAACTGGACTTTACAGGCGGGCGCGGTCGGCACTGTGGTGGCTGGACTCTACACGGCACCGGCCACGGTCGCCTCATCCAGTGCCGACTACGTCACGGCGCAGGACGCCAGCGGCAACTCGGCCACTGCTTCGATCCAGGTGCATCCATAAATGGCCACGAAGATCAAGCGCAGTATCAAGGTCTCGACCCGCACAAAGGTCTTCAAGGTCGAAGGCGTACCCGACATCATGAAGACGCTTCGTGCCATCGCGTCGACACTCGGCGGCGAACAGGCAACGGCATTCACCGCGCGCATCAGCGAAGCGTGCCTCAAGCCCGCCATCATGATCCGGGACGATGCTATTGCGAAAGCCCCCGAAGTGTCGGGCAGGCTAAAAGCCAGCATCTATGCGGCGGTGCTCGAAGGCCACGTCGGCGCGGTGGTGGGCACGCGCAAGTGCTACTACGCGCCGTGGGTCGAGTACGGCACCGAGCACAACACGAAGAAGCCTTTCATGCGCCCGGCGCTCAAGGCCATGCGTCCCAAGTTCGCACCGCTCCTGGCCGCTGACCTCACGCAGATCATTTCCGATGTAGCGGCAGCAAACGCGAAGCACCCGGCGGTGGCCGCATGAGCGCCATCTTCGAGGATGTTCTGCGCGCGCTGCTGGTCGGCACCGATGTCGCCGGCACTCGCGTGTTCCTCATGCGCGCACCGCAGAAACCCGCCGGGCAGCAGTCGACGCCGTACCTCGTCTTCGCGCCCGTCGCATCCGCGCCACGTCATACGCAGATCGGTCCGATCAGTATGCAGGACGTGGACTATCAGATCGACATCTTCGATCCGTCGCAGTCGCGCGCGCTCGGCATCGCCGATACGTTGCGACGGAAGCTGGTCGGCGTCCGTGGGGTCTTCGCGGGCGTGCGCATCGGCGGCATCTTCAACCACTCGCATACTGTCGGCTTCGAGCCGCAACCCGATCTTCAGCATGTGATCGTGACCTTCACGATCCTCTTTGAGTTCTTGCCCGAGTTCGAGAACTTCACCCATCAACCCCGACAACCTATCGCAACCCAACGGAGAACCACGCTATGAGCGCTGCTGCCCTTGCCATTCCCCCTTCTATCGTGCCGCTTGAGCCGAGCACTGATCCAGCCATCGCGGCATATGGGACTAAGATCCAGGTGCTGTCGAAAGCATCGCCGGAGGAGTATACGACTATCGCCGGTATGGGCGACCTGACCGGCCCCAACGTCACGCTCGGTGAAATTGAAACGACGAGCCACTCGACCGGCATCCCGCACAAAACCTTCATGCCGACCTTGATCGACGATGGCGACTTGAGCTTCCCTTGCTATTTCAACCCGTCGGATCCGACGCACTCGCTCTACTCGCCTTTCGGCCTGGAGAACCTGCTACAGAACCGCGCGGTGACCAAGTTCCAACTCATCAATACGGACCCGGCACAGCGCACGCGGCAGTTCCGTGGGTTCGTCAAGCAACTCAACGAGACCTATCCGGTGCAGGGCATCTGCACGAAGGCGACCACCATCCGCATCTCGGGCATCCCGACGGACGTACTCGCCGCCGTGACGCTGGTGCCGGTCGACAACCTCACCGAGACCGCTGCCGGTGGCGCTAAGACCATCGCCGTGACTTCGACCAGTACGCAAGCGTGGAGTGCCGCATCGGACGCGCCCTCATGGCTTACGATCACCGCTCCGCTCACGCCGACCGTGGGCGATGGGACGGTCAATTACACCGTTGCCGCCAGCGTGGCTCCGCAGCCCGCGCGCACTGGCCATATCACCATCGGTGATCGAACGTTCACCGTCACGCAAGCGGCGGGAGTCTAACGCATGGTGGCTCAGATAGGTGCCAGCGAGCCGGTACGCTTTGAACTCAACGGCACGGAGTACCGGCTCCGCTTCACACTGGGGGCGCTCAAGGCGCTCTCCCAGGAACACAAGATCGAGGTCATGAAAGGCGGTCCCGACATGATCGATGCGATCCGCGATCCCGCCAAGCTCGCGCTCATCCTGTACCACGGGCTGCTAACGCACCACCCGGAGATCACGCCCGCATGGGTCGAGCAGAACTTCGACTCGGGCATGTTCGCCGACATGGTGCCGCTCGTGGCCACAGCCATCAGCGGGAGACAAGTCCCAAACGTCGACCGGCCCGGCAACAGCAAAGCGAATGGAGTTGGCTTGTTGTCTGGGCCGTCGGACGCTACGACCTCGGACTCTCCGAGCGAGACCTCTGGGATCTGACCCTCGAAGAGTTCGAGGCGCTCATTGACCGACACCTGGAGCACGAGCGGTTCAGTGAATACTGTGCCGCTCTCCCCGCCTGGCTCAACTACTCGATCAGCCGTTCCGAGAAAGCCCCCGTGCATGGCGTCGAGTTCTTCATGTTCCAGTACCGCGCCCGCCAGGAGATGCGCATGGCCACGAACGCACCCGGTCCCGGTCCCGCATTGCCTGCCGCACCCGGCCCGCGTCCGGGCGTGCGATATGCGCTGCCCGGCGAGTGCCCGCCATCCAACCGTCCCGCCGGTACGAATGACGATGTAATGCAGCGCTTCGATCTCTACGCGCAACGTCACAAGGGAGCATCATAATGGCCGCTGATCTCGGCGATCTCATCGCGCGCATTCTACTCGATAACAAAGAGTTCAACGACGCCTTAAAAGAGGTCGAGAAGCAAAGCGAGGAGACCTCCACGAAGGCGGGCGGCTTCCTGTCGGGCATCGGTGATGCGCTCGGCGGCATTGCCGAGACCGCTATGGGCGTAGCGGCGGGCTTCAAGCTCCAGGAAATTATCGACTGGGCGCAGAACCTCGCGCCCGCCATGCTCGAAGCCGCCGCCAAGACCGACCACCTCGCCCAAGCGTTCCGCGCCATCGCCGGTCCCACCGAGGAGACCGGCAAACTATTCGACGACCTCTCGAACCTGGAGTTCCATTCCCTCTTCGACTTCGAGGACACGCTCGGCCCGGCGGCCAAGAACATGCTCGATCTCGGCGTCTCGACCGAGCAGACCGGCAAGACCATGACCGCGCTGGTCGATGCCGCGTCCGGGATGAAGAAGGGGCCTGAGTGGATCACCGCAGTCAGCGGGGCTATCGCCGAGATGCAGACGCACATGGTCGCTTCGGCGAAGGACATGAAGGCGCTGGAGAGGGAAGGTGTCAGCGCGTGGAGCGCACTCGCCGCCAAGATCGGGACCGACGTGCCGACCGCAATGGAGAAGGTCAAAGCGGGACTCGTCTCCGCGCAGACCGTCGCCGAGGCGGTCACCGACGATATGGCCAAGCGCTGGAAGGGCGCGGGCGACGAGTCGCTGGCTGGCTGGGAAGGCGCGATGCACGTTATGGACGAGGCGACCGAGGAGGTCATGGTCGCCCTCGGCAAGTCCATCGGCGAGATGATAATTGCGATCAAGCCGCTGATCGACATCGCCGTTAAAGCCATCCTCGACTTTGCGAAAGCGTGGGAGGAGACGCAAGGCCCGGTCCAGTGGATCACCGAACATTGGCCCGCCATCAAAGCGGTCTGGGCCGAACTGTCCGACTTCCTCGGCCACGTCTTCGAATACCCGCTCAAGCGGTGGGAGAACGACTGGAACGCGATCAAGGCGATCTTCGCCACCGTCTTCGAGTACATCGGCAAAGCCATCGGCGTCTTCACGCAAGGCATGTCCACGCTGTTCGGTTGGATCAGTACCGCCGTTTCGAAGATCCCCGGCGTGACCGACGAGATGAAGAAGCTCTCGTCGATCTGGGACGAGCAGAACGTCAAGATCGCTGCCAACAAAGCCGCGCTCGACGAACGCAAGAAGGCGCAGGATGCGTCCACGGCGGCAGACACGAAGGCACGCAACGAAGCCAAGGCGCGCGAGGCGCAGGACGTGGCCAATGCGAACGCCGCCAAGAAGCTCGCCGAGGAGCGCAAGAAGGCCGATACCGAACTGCTGGCGTTCTCGAAGCGATGGGTGGACTCGGACAAGGCGTTCCAGGCCAGCCAGAAAAAGAACGAGGACGTCTTTACGAAGGCGTACTACGAGATGAAGAAGGCGGCGGTGGAGACCGTCGAGATCATCGTCCCGTTGTGGGATCGCATGGGCGCAGTCTCGGGGCCGGTGGCCAAACGGTTCTCCGAGTCGAAGATCGCGCTGGAGAAGCTCGGCGTCACTTCGACCTCGGTGCTCACGCAAGCGGTGGCCAGCGCGCAGCAGTTCGCCGACACCGTGCGCGTGTCGTTCGAGCACGGGGAGCGCAGCGCATCCGACTATGGCGCGGCTCTGGCCAAGCTCAAAGAGGCGCAGGATGCGCTCAAGGCGCACACCGAGCGTGATCTCGTCAATGCGATGAAGACGCTGGGCACCGTGGTCGGCAGCGATCTGGTGAAAGCCGCCGACGATATGCTCGCGGCCTACAAGCAACTCGAAGCCACCACCGACGTGCCCGAGGATCTGTATCCGGCATGGCAGGCCGTACTGGCAGCGCAGAAGAAGGTGGCCGACCACGCCAGCGCGGAACTGACCGACGCCTATCACCGCATGGGTGAACAGACCCGCGCGGAACTCGATGCAGTCGCCGCGCAGTCGAAGAAGGACTACGAAACGATAGCCCGGGACGCGGGCGTCGGCACCGAAGCGGAACTCCGCGCGCGCATCAAGATGCTGGAGGACTCGAAGAAGGAGCACGAAGCCCACAACGAGAAGTGGACGAAGGAGGACCAGCGGCGGCTCGACCAAGCCGAGAAGCAGCTTGAGGAGCATACCAAGAAGCAGAAGAACGTCTGGGCCGAGTACTTCAAGTACATCGAGGACCGGGCGAAGGCGTTCAAGAACGACGTGCTCGACGCCGTCTGGGATCGGCTGTTCGGACCCGACCAGAACGCGGGCCTCAAGAAGCAGGAGCAGGAACTCGTTGACTCGCTGGCCGAGCGCGCGTCCGAGTGGGATCAGTATGTCGCCGACAACGCCGACCAGATGGCCGAGTTGGCCACAAACTACGAGATCGCAATGGCGGGCCTCGCCGATGAGACGCAGAGTGCGCTCGACGAAGCCGCGAAGAAGTATGACGACTACGCCGCCGAAGTGGTCGGCAACATTGAGGACATCAAGAAGAAGCACGCCGAGGCCGAGGCCGAGCAGGTGCAGTCGGCCCGGGACGCGCTCGACGATAAGACGCAGGACTACGAAGAGTATGCGCGGGACGTGGCGCAGAACATCGAAGACATTCAGGTCAAGTACGAGAAGCAACTGGAGGAGGAGACCGAGAAGCTCCGGGACGAACTGGCCGACCGCACGCAGTCGTATAAGGACTTCGTCGACGATGCCAACAAAGACCTGCAACGGCTCGGCCAGGACACGGCTACCAACATTGAGGACGAGACCAAGGACACCGCCGATAACATCGCCGAGCGCCAGCGCGACTACAACCGCTATGCCGAAGACACCGCCACGAAGATCGCCGCCGTCCGCGCCAAGAACAAGGGCGTCTACTCGCAGGAGGAAGCCGACCTGGAGACGTCACTCAAGCGCAAGGGCGAGGATCTGCAGTTCTACATCACCGAGCAGAACGACAAGCTCGCGCGCTACACCCGGGACCAGAAGCTCCGGCAGGAGCGCGAGGAGTCCGACCTGCACGAGTCGCTCAACCGCAAGGGGCGCGACTTCGATGAGTACCTGAAGGAGAACGCTAAGGACCAGGACGCGGCGGTCCAGCACTACGCCGACGGGATCGCGACGGAGACCGGCAAGCAGCTGGAGGGGCTGGCCAAGAAGAAGGCCGACTATGACGAGTTCGTGGTCGAGACCGAAAAGAAGATCCTGAAGATCCAGACCTCCCATGCGACGGCGCAGGATGCGGAGATCCTCAAGCAGCAAGAGGCGCTGGCGCAGAAGAAGCTGGACTATGACCAGCACGTGATCGACATCACGAAGAAGTCAGCCGAGCAAGCCGCCGCGCTCAAGGCCGACTATCAGCAGGGCACCACCGACCTCCAGACCGAACTCGGCAACCAGCGCATCGAGTACGACAAGTTCGTTGCCGACATCACCGGGCCGGGCGGCAAGCTCGAAACGCTCAAGAGCCAGCACACCTCGATCTGGACCGACATCGGCGCGCTGGCCACAGGCGCGCTCAACGACATCGGCAAGTCGCTGCTCCATCTGGCCAGCGATGAAGTCATCGGCGTGCTCACGGGCAAGACGAAGGGACTCAAGGGCGTCTGGGACGACATCAAGAGCGCGGTCGATGCCGTCGGCGACTCGGCCAAGAAGATCGACATCCCGGGCGGCGGTGGCGGTGGCAGCGTGCCCGGTGGTGGCGGCGGCAGCGATATCCCCAGCATTCCAGGCGGCGGTGGCGGTGGCGCGGCTGAGGGCATCATGGGCTTCCTGTCGGGCGGGCTGCTGGGCAACATCCTCAGCGCGGGCCAGCTTGTATCGAGCGTGATCCTGAATATTCAGATCGCCAAGCTCGAGGGCACCATGAACCAAGTCGAGCGGAACACCGCCGGGTCCATGCTGTTGCTCGGGAGCCGGGCCGACGGCGGCATCCTCGGCGTGTCGTTCCGCATCTTCGAGGAACTCGCCTACGGCACGCTGGTGAAAGCGATGGAGAAGCACCGGGACCAGTTCTACGACTGGACCGGCTTTGTCAACCCGATCTTCGAAACGATCCGCAACAACGTAATGGACTCGTACCCGGTGCTCGTGGACATTCGGACCATCCTCGGCGACATGCGCACGCTGGCCACGAACCTACAGACCGACGTGCGCTCGAACGCCGAGACGCTGAAGGCGATAAACGTCTCCATCGTGGCCCAAGGCATCACGACCGCAGAAGCCGCGCGCGCACTCGGTGACCAGATAGCCACGAACCTCTCCCGCCAGATGGTGCCGGTCGCATGAATGCCCTTATCTATCTGAACGGCGCGGACGTGACCTCGGCGTGTCGACTCCAGGAAACGCGCATCAACTATGACTCCTCGCGCCGGATCACCACCGCGTCGCTCACCATCATGGGCCAGTCGTTCTCGCGGATCGCGCGCTACGACGCCGCGCATTATGACCTGGACGTGTACGGCGTCGACATCGGAGACCTGTACCTCTGCACCATCGTGGACGGACGCGACGGCACCACCAAATTATTCGAGGGCCGCATCTTCTCGATGTCCATGCAGCAGTCCGACGCTGTCGGCTTCGAAGTCTTCTACAAGGTCGAACTCAACGACCACGCCAGCGCGCTCGACCGTTCCGTGTGCTGGGGCGGCTTCAACCTCACGCTGCCAGCGTCCGACAAGCAGATCATCCAGCGGCTGCTCGGACACTTCTGCCCGCAGATCGACTCTGCCTCAGATGTAGCCGAAGTCATCCCGGTCATCCAGTACTACGACTGGAAGAATAAGACCGCGCGCCAGGTGCTCGATGATATGACGGGGCTGGCTGGCGCGGAGTGGAACGTCGACTTCGACGCGGTGCTTCACTACCGGCTGGCCAGCGAAGCGCCTCAAGCGCCGTTCCGGCTGTCGACCTCTCCCGATCTCGTGGACTCGTTCCCGGTCAGGGTGCAGAACTTCAAGCGCGACTTCTCGAACCCCATCAACAAGTGCTACGTGCGCGGCGTGGCCGTCGATCCCGTCGGCGGGACGTTCGTCGAAGCCGAGTATGCCGACCCGGTCTCTATTGAGAAGTACGGCGAACTACAAGCCGCCGTGATCGACGAGCAGATCACGAACGGATGGGACGCGGCGATGAGAGCCAAGAGCGTGGTGCTCAAGTATGCCAACCCCATCGAGTCGGGTAGCTTCACGATCTGGGCGCAGGACGGGCTGAAGCTCGGCCAGCAGGTCTGGATCGACGAAGAGGGGCTGGGCGTCAAGGGCTGGTACGTCATCCGGTCGCTCTCGATGTCTTGGTTCTCCAAGACGGAAGTGCAATACGACGCGCAGTTCGGCGCGTCCCAGCCAGACCTGGAGACGTTGCTGCGCGTGCTCGATCAGCGCAGCCGCTGGAAGACCACGAACCTCCCGCCGAGCTTGCCCGCCGCTGGCTCGATCACGGACGCGAACATTCAGGTGCCGCCCGGCCTGAGCGCATCCAGCATCGGTACGGTCAACGCGGGCAGCATCGTCGGGCAGATCAACGCTGGCCAAATTGGATCGGTCAACGCGGCCAGCATCGCTGGCTCGATCACCTCGAACCAGATCGGCAGCGTGCAGGCTACGACCATTCAGGGCGCTATCCAAGCCGGGCAGATCGGCTCGGTCAACGCAACGACCATTAACGGCGTCATCATCTCATCGCAACTGGCCAACCAGATCATCGACGATCTGGCCAAGTACGCCGACGCGCTGCGCCCGATCCAGATAGTGAAGATCGGCGATCCGTGGCCACCGGCGCAAGCGTTCCCGAATGACAACTTCCCGCCGAACTCGTTCTTCTACTACGAGCCGGACGGCAACTTCTACCAGATGAATGCCAACGGCACCACGTGGGCCATCAACAACAACCCGAAAGCCTCGGTGATGAGCTTCTACCAGATCGGCCGGATCTCGGCGAACTCGATCACCGGCCTGATCCTCGCCGCGCAGATCCAGACGATCACCGCCGGGCAGATCACGGGCATCATTCAGGCCGCGCAGATCGGCTCGGTCAACGCCTCGGCCATTGCTGGCTCGATCAACTCGACGCAGATCGGCTCAGTCAACGCTTCGGCGATCCAAGGCAGCATCTCAGCCGCGCAGATCGCCAGCGTGAACGCGACCGCCATCACCGGGTCGATCTCAGCGGGCCAGATCGGAACGATCAATGCCGCAACGATCACCATAGGGTTGATCTCCGACGGGCAGATCGGAACGATCAGCGGAAGCAAGCTCATTGTCGGGACAGTCACGACCGACAAGCTCAGTACCACTTCGCTGGACGTGGGCGGGGGCGCATCGAAGCCGGGCGTGCTCAAGGTTTGGGACGGTACGTCAGTCATCGGTGAGATCGGTCTGATGACCGGCTCCGTCTATGGCGGCTGGTTCAAGGTCTTCGGCGCGGGCGGCACGAGCTACGCTACCGCCAACGTCTACACAAACACCTCGGGCAGTCTGTTCATCCGCAATGCCGACCTCTTGATAACGTCGGCGAGCAGCGGCAACATTGCCACGAGTCCAACGACCACCGACTCCACCTACACGTCGATAGCCTTGAAGGTCACGAAGGGTAGTGAGGTCGCCTCGCTGGTCTCGCGCGGCTTGATCTTCTATGACACTACGAAGATCGGCTCGCTGGTGCGGTCCCCGAATGGCGCATACCTTGAGTTCGAAAGCAGCAGCGGGACCGCTGGCGAGTATGTGCTCATCTCGGGCAAGAACGGCACTCGCTCCGATAAAGGGTTTACGGTGGGCAGCAATGCCGGGAAGACCATGAAGGTCACATTCCGCGACGCCGCGGGAAACATCATGCGCCTCTGGGCCGACGGTGTCGACCGTGGCCAAGTGGCACTCGAACTCAATGGCGGGATCGTAACCGCGCCATGACTGACAGTCACGAAACGAAAGGAAGAATGGGAAGTATGGAAACGGAAAGCTATCCACTCGACGAAGCCACGATCAGTGTACTCGCCGACATCAAGAAGGCACAGACTGACTTCGACGCGCAGCCAGTTGTGCAGCAGGTTCGACAGAACGCCATCGCGCTCGACTCGCAACGGCAGGGGGCGCTGTTGTTGTTCTACCGGCAGCACAAGCTCGAGGGCAACTGGCGCATCGCCGACAACGGCACCGAACTCGTCAAGGACGCCGCACCCGCAGCAGTTCAGTCGTAGGAGGTTCGCATGGCACATCCGCTCCCGCCCGGCTTCAAGCTGACTCCCGATCTGCAGTCGACCACGCTGCCGGTCACGCCGGTCATCCCGCCGGTCGTGGCCAGCGGCGATGTCATCACCTCACTGCACGAGAACCTGAATGTTCAGGCGCTCACCGATCTGTGGACGAATGAGCAGTGGCTGGCCTCGCAGTCGTTCACGGACCCGACCACAACGAAGGGCGATCTGCTGGCGCGCAACGCCACCGCACTCGCCCGGCTGGCGGTTGGCACGAATGGCCACGTGCTCACCGTCGATAGCGCAACGGCGCAGGGCATCAAGTGGGCCGTGCCATCGGGCGCGGTCATGAGCGTCTTTGGACGCGCGGGCGTAGTCGTTGCCGCCAGCGGAGACTACACAGCGGCTCAGGTCACGAACGCTGTGTCCGTGCTCGGCTCGTATCCTGATCCCGCCTGGATCACTTCACTCGCGTACTCGAAGATCACGGGCGTGCCCGCCGCTGGCGTCGGTAGCGTCTTCGGGCGCACTGGTGCAGTCGTGGCGGTGGCGGGCGACTACACAGCCGCACTCGTGACGAACGCGGTCAGCACGCTCGGCAGTTACGCGGACCCTCCTTGGATCACTTCGCTGGCTCACAGCAAGATCACCGGAGTGCCCGCTGGCGGCGGCACCGTGTCGAGTGTCTTCGGTCGAGTCGGCGACGTGGTGGCCACGGCGGGCGACTACACCGCAGCCAAGGTCACGAACGCGGTGAGCACCTTGGGGAGCTATGCCGACCCGGCCTGGATCACTTCGCTCGCGTGGTCGAAGATCACCGGGGCACCGGGGGGCGGAGGTTCACAGACACCGTGGACCTCCAATATCAACGCGGCGAACTTCATCCTGCACTCGGTCAATTCCATTGCCGTCGGCACCGGCGTAATGAATGTCGCGCCCGTGAATATCGAAACCTCCGGGGCAGCGGCGGGCTTGCGCCATCGGGATCAGGCAGCGAACGGCACACCGGGCGCGGTGTTCCTCAACGACTCGAACTACGCCGCCGGTCTTGTCTTCGGTGGCTCGGCAGCAGTGTCGGTTCCGCTGCGAGGCGTGCTCTCGCTCTATACGCAGAACTCTTCAGGCGTACCGATCTGCTTGTCGCCGGGAGAGGTCGAGCGGATGCGGATCACGGTGGCGGGTGATGTAGGCATTGGAACCAACTTGGCCGTCCTCCCCATGACTGATGGGAATTCCTTTCACACGGTCATCAATACTGCCGCATCAGGTAAATTCCCAGTCCTGAGTCTGATGTCCAATGCGGGTATCGGTGTCCTGGCCTTCTGTAACAATGCCAAAGTAGGAACAGATAAGAGGGTGGCCCAGATCGTGATGGCAACGTCTGGAGCCAATGGCGACTCAGGGAGCTTCAGTTTTTATACTTACAATGCTGGAGCAGCAGTAGCAGCCATAGGCGTTGAACCCAGCGGTGCTGTGGGCATCAGAATGGGTGGATCTCCCAGCTATTCCCTCTCGGTGAACGGCGACTGTAACCTCCAGGGCGGCGTCTATCGCGTGAACGGCGTGCCGATCAGTACGGGCGGCGGCGGCTCGCAGACCCCGTGGACGCAGAACATCGACGGCGGCGGGTTCACCCTTAACAATGTTTCCCAGATAGGCGTTGGTACTACGACTCAATTTACATTTCAGGTCCGAGAGGGTCCGAACCTGAATATTCTGTTGTCACCAATTGCTGGAGTGGCTTGTATTCAGTCCTTTAATGACGCCATTTCTGCCTATATGCCATTGGAGTATATGGCTTCGTCTCATTACCTCATGGGTGGCGCTGTAGGCATCGGCACCACAACTCCTGGGACTACTCTCGATGTCACGGGCAGTGCCAGGATCAATGGCAGTTCTATATTGAGTGGCGTCTGGCCAACGGCCTTTTCCGTAGCCTGTGGGTCAGCGGTCATGACTGCCGGGAATGACTACCCACTGAGCAACATTGGCCTGATGTTCGCCGGGAACCAAGTGGGCCTCAATACCAGGATGCATGTCGTAACGACAGGCGCTAGTTGGGCAGACGTGGCTCTCGGGTTGAGCTTCGATGTCGATGCCAGTATTGGGGTGGGCGGTCAGTTGTGGTTCAAGACAGGTAACATCGGCATCGGCACATCATCACCGCAAGCAAGGCTTCATGTGTTCGGTGGCCCGGCGACTATCAGTTTAAATAGTACAGCGGCCAGCAGTGCAGGAACCTCTCAACTGGCAATTAGTGGGCAGACCAACTCAGCGAAGTGCTTATGGATGGGTTTTGATACCTCGGTGGATGTAGGAGTCATACAGGCAGGAGTATCTGGGATCTCTTGGAATAGCCTGTGCCTCAACCCGGCTGCTGGCAATGTTGGCATCAACACTGCCTCGCCACAGGTTGCTTGTGACGTTCGCGGTGGCCTAGATCTTAACAACACTCTTCGCATCTGGCGGAATGGACGTGACAACAACTATTCCTTTACGACCACAGATGGCATCCTGCTGCAAATAGGTTACTCTGGCACCGGCACCTCTATTCTTAACCTTCAATATGATGGGAAAGTCGGCATCGGCACCACAGCTCCTGGAGCCAAGCTGACCGTAGATGCAGGCCCAGACCACGTCCTGAATGTGCGCGGCGACCCCACAGCATTCGGCCTTCCTGGTAGCCTAACCGGACCGATACTCCAAGCCGTGACAAGCAACCAAGCTGCTCAGACGGCATTTACCATATTCGGTGGACCTATTCAGTTGCAGGGCGGCAACGTCGGCATCGGCATGGGCGCGGCGGTGCCGGGTTACATGCTCGACGTGAACGGCGACATCAACTCCCGTGGTGTGCTTCGCGTCAATGGTGTGGCGGTACCGTTATCGTCCGGGGCGCTGACGGCCCGCACGAACCAGACCGCAGGTAGGCAATTGAATGTTCAATACAACAACGCCACAGGCAAGCCCATGTTCGTCTCGATCTTTATCGCCATCGGTGCGGGTCAGTATGCGCGGCTCGTCAGCGACGCGAGCAGCGGCCCGACTTCCATCATCGACAACATGACGAACACCTACAGCGGGACGGCGTCGTTCAGCATCGCCGGATGGGTGATGCCAGGACACTACTACAAGGCAGAAACGTCCAGCAGCACATTAAACAACTGGTACGAATGGAGCTAAGAACATGACCTATGAAGAGAGCGCAGCGCTCATGTCCGACTCGGCTTTCCGTGGCCGGGTCAAGGTGTCGTGCATCAAGTATGCCGACAGCATTCTGATCGAAGCGTCTTCAACGCCCGGTCACACCTCTCGGTTGCGCTGGGCGCAGTCGTGCTTCCAGGCACCCGACATGGTGGCCGGGCAGACGCAACCGCCGGTCGTCATGGATCCGGCAGTGCAGACCGGCGGGGCCGAAGTCGAAGATGTGGCGCTCCAGGCCGCAGTCGAAAGTGTCATCAACAAGACAGTCTGATCCGGCACGCCGCGTCGTCCCGTATTGGTGGCCATCGACACGCGCGCAAAAATATTTTTTCAGTTCAATAACGACAGGAAAGTCACTGGTGTTATAAAGTGAAACTGCGGTTGAATTGGAGCCGCTACTCGGGCGGTGCCGTATGACTCCCGATATCAACGTAAGCACTTACGGCGGCGGCGTTTGCCCTCCGCGCGCGCTCCTCCCCTCTCGCTGCGCTGCGGGATCACTGCGGGCATAAACATGGGCATTCATATCGGCATCAGCGTGGGCATAGTACCGATACCCATTGCGGGAATGCGTCGTGGCCACGGGCCATCCCGCACGTCTTGACGGCGCAAACGGATCAGTCTATGCTTCCGTTGCAGCTTGAGAATTTGAACCGCGAGTAAGCGCGGGGAACGTCGCGTTAAACAACTTCCGCATTCACTTGAGGAGACGTGTTTCTCAATGGCCAAACGAAACGACATATCGAAAGAGATGCATGTGCGCCTGAGCATTCAGGCTCACAAGCGGCTGCTCCACGCTTGCAAGGAGCGCGTGGCGGTCGACCTCGGAACGGTCCCGGTGGGCCGTATCCTGTCCGAACTCATCCTGGCCCATCTGCCAGCCGCGCCCGACGAAGAACTCGCGCGGCCCCGGCCCAAGAAGAAGGTATGACGTGGGAGAGGTCCGCGCCATCTGGTTCACCCATCGGTGCGACCGCTGCCACGCAGAAGACGGCGTGCGCTTCGTCGACTACTACTGGGTGTGCGAGGCGTGCGCCCATCGGTACGTTGAACTGCTCGAACGAGAACGGGGAATAACACTATGCTCGATCACGCAATGCGCAAGTTAGGCATCGGTGGTTCGGAGGTCGGCGCGATCTTCGGAGTCGATGGCGAACGCGACGGCTTCTCCGTCTGGGCCGAGAAGAAGGGCGGGATGCCACGCTCGGAACCGTCGCCTCGGATGATCGTCGGGCAGAAGCTGGAGCAGGGCGTGCTGGCGCTGTACGAGCACGTAACGGGTCGCAAGACCGAATACTGCAACGTCACCTCCCAGCATCCCGAGCGCCCTTGGCAGGTCTACACGCCGGATGCGCTGTGCGTGGGCGAACGCCGGGGCGTCGACGCCAAGGTCGTCTTCTGGGACCAGCGCCGGAAGTGGGGCGCGACGGCGAACGACATCCCCGAGCGCGTCCAGCTTCAGGCGTGGTGGTACATCTCCGCAATGGACTACGACGCGTGGGACATCTGCGCGCTGGTCGGCGAGGAACTTCCACGCATCTACACCATTACCCGAGACCGCGAAGTCGAGCGCGTGATGCTGGCCAAGTGCGAGGAGTTCTACCGGCGCTACCTGCTCGGTGACGAGACGCCGCCCATCATTCAGCCAGGCGCAGCCGTCGACCGATACCTCCAGCACGTGTTCCCGACCCACAAGTATCCCGACATCCGCGAAGCCACCGAGGAGGAGGCCGGGGCGCTCGAAGAGTACGCGCAGATCCGCATCGACTACAAGGAACTGGAAGGCATGAAGAAGCGCGCGGAGATGCTCTTCAAGCTGGCCATCGGCCATCAGGAAGGACTGCAGTGGGCGAACGGCAAGCTCACCTGGAGACGCACAAAGGACCAGACGAAGATGCGCTGGGAAGGCATGGCGCACGCGCTGCTCAATGCCTACGTCAAAGACGAGGCCACCCGGGCGGAGGTGTACAAGCAGCACGAGTACGTCAAGCCGGGGGGGCGGCGGCTCCGGTTCGAGTATGACGGCATCGTGGACGAAGGCGGTGACGAGTGATCCCGCCCGAGGAAGAGACCGGCAGCGTTCTCGCCACGGGGATCGCCGATATGTATCAGAAGCTCAAGCAGGCGCGCGCCATCACGACCGCGCTGCTCAAGCGCGTGGGCACGCCCGGGCAGTGCAAGGGATGCCAGCGGCCTATCGTCTGGGTGCGTGATGCGAACGACCACGGCGCGCCCTACGACGCCGACGGCGTGAGCCACTTCGCCACGTGCCCCAAGGCCGAAGAGTTCAGAAAGCGATAAGGAGACCAACATGGAGAACGAGAACGTGCCAGCACCACCGCGCCCAGTGGAACCACCACCGCCGCCACCACCGCCACCAGCGCCAGCCGAGAAGTCGCTCGCTGGCCGGTTCGAGGCAGTCCAGCCCGGACAGCCGACGAGCGCGCGGATCACGCCCGACCATCTCGCGCTGGTGACCGACACGGTCAAGCGCGATAACTGGATCGCTCAACTGGTCGAGATCGAACTGGCGCAGCAGAACGCCGCGCACGATCTCAAGCTCGCGCGGTACTTCGCGATCTCGGGCAAGTTCGACGATATGAAAGGCGGCACCGCCGAGCAGAACATCGCCACCGCGATGGTGAAGATACAGTTGGGCCGCGCGTGGGGCTTCAATGCTGCGGATGCGATCCGCTACATCTACTTCGTCAATGGCAAGCCGTCCTTGGAGACCGAGATCATCGCCTCGAAGCTCCAGCAGCACGGGTACGACTGGGACATAGAGTGGATCGAAGACAAGGTCACGCACAAGGACCGCTGGTATCAGAAGTGCGTGGGCTGTCGGCTGTGGCTCAAGAAGCTCGACGGCAAGGTGTACGTCCCGCTCACTGATCGTGCGGGCAACCAAGTTACGGTCGAGTTCACCGAGTTCGACGCCGACACGGCACAGGTGTATGAGAAGGGCGGCTGGATACCGCTGTCCCAGAAGCAGAACTACAAGTCGTGGGGCCGCGATATGTATTTCTGGCGGGCCATCTCGCGCGTCAAGAAGTACCATGCACCGCACGTGCTGCGTGGAGCCATCGAACGCGAAGAGGCTCTGGAGATGATCCCGGGTGACCCGCCCGAGCAGCTGCCCGCCGGGACGAATGCCTCCGAACGTGAGACGAGTGCCGGCGAACGTGAGACGCTCCGGGACCGCATCCTCAAGCAAGAGCCGACGTTCGAGATGCTGCAAGACGAGCCGCAGGAGAAGTAAGTGCTCACGCGCGTGCGGCGGCTTCGTGGCTACATCATCTCGCCGGTCAAGCTGCACCCTTACTTTCCATTCGAGTTGAGATACCACCCGTGTCGACCGCAGTACGATCCCAAGCGCGGATACACGATACAGATCGGAGCAACGATAGATGACAAAACTCAGCAAGGCAAAGCTCCTGCAACGGGAGACAGCGGCTCTCGACCGGCACCGGCCCATCGTGGTTGAACTGCTGCCGCTCGGCGTGAGGGTGTGGCCAAAAGGAACACGTGAGGCGCATCTCGTGACGTGGGATGCCATCCTCGATCTCGGTCGTAAGTTGGACGCGCGCATCGAGAACGGAAGGGGGAAGTAAGTGCCGAGGCAATATGAAGCGATCAAGTACACCTTCAGCCAGGACGAGATACGCGAACTGGGCGAGGGTTTGGCCCGGGAGTCGCAGACCGTCTTTGATCTTCGAGATCAGAAGGCGAACGACGTGGCGGCGATCACGGCGCAGATCAAGGGCGCTGAGAAGCGTGTCGGCGATCTGACCAACAAGATCAACAACGGGTATGAACTGCGCGAGGTCGAGTGCCTCGTACTCATGGAAACACCCAGACCTGGCCTGAAGCGCATCGTGCGGATCGACACGAATGAGACGGTGCGCGAAGAGGCCATGACCATGGCCGAGATGCAAGGGAAATTCGGTTTCGCGGAGGAAGAATGATCGAGGTCGGCGTGATGCTATTCGTGATCGGCTGGCTCCTGCGGGCATGGCACCGGCAGCGTGCCGCCCGGGAGCGCGAGGATATGCGGCGGCACGTGACAGGTGGCGCTCGGACGTGGTGGCAACAAGAGAAGGAGAACTGAGAAATGCAGACTGTTAAACAAGCGACGGGCAACCCCGTCCCGGCAACTGGGTCCGCCATTGACCCATCCAAGATCTTCGTGCGCGCGATGAAAGGCTTTCTCTACAGCCCAGTCACCAAGCGCTTGTACGACATCATCAACCGCATGGAGGTTGGGCCATCCACCTACGAGCGTCCTTGGAGCGTGCAACCGGGATACGGCTTCGAGCAGCCTGTGTACCCATTGAACCCGGTCGACTATCCGACCGCCGAAACCGCTAACAAAGTACTCGAATGGGCACGGGCGCAATGGCCAACGTCCGGGATCATCTTCGACATCTTCGCCCCGGCGCCAACCGGCGGCGTCGTGACTCAACTGCAGTACTGGCTCATCGCCTGGAACGGTCAGGATCTGTACGAGATCTTCTCGGCCGGGTGGACTGCCTTCGACTACGACAAGGACGGGCAGCAAGCCGCCTACGAGCAGTTCACCGCCCAACTGCGCGCGGCGGGCTTCTCGGTATAGGGCCAGAGGGAGCGACACGGTGGACGCGCAGCAACCTGAGCTATTCGAGTACGGCATCCAACTCGAACGCTCGGACATCCGCGTCCACGTGTCGCCGAGTACTAAGTGTTTGTACGTGTTCCCGACCGCCGAGGCGCAGCAGCTGCTCGACCAGCGGGCTACCGAGTTCAAGCAGGTGCAGGCGTTTCAACCGGGCGTGAAGTACCCGACGGCCCTCGGTCGGTTGGTGCCGCCAGCGGCTATCCCGCGGCTGGTGATCGTGCATCTGCCCGACTGTGACTGGTGGGCGAAGTTCAAGCCGACTCACGGCACGTCGAAGAAGGGATCCTTGGCGGTCAAGGCCGTCGACTGGGCGCTGCGCAACGGGAAGCTCCCGCTGTGGGTGACGGGCACGAAGGAGACCCAGAACATTCAGAACCAGATCAAGGGCATCGACATCCTGCTCACCGGCCAGTGGAAGATCCAGGTGAAGTGTGACTGGGATGCCGGGCCGAGGGAGCGCGGCGGCACCGGCAACCTGTTCTTGCAGAGCGCGGAGCGCAACCCGAGGAAGAGGCACTAACGGAAAGGAGCCGACTTATGAAACGAAACCCGAAAGCGGAACTGAATAAGAAACAAACCCCGAAAGCCAAACTCATCGAAGTATCGCCAGCGATGGCCGAGAAGATGTTGGAGCGCAACGTTCACAACCGCCCGCTGCGGGATCACGTAGTGCAGTACTATGCCGCCGAGATGCGGGCCGGGCACTGGCTTATCACGGACGCCGCCATCGGGTTCGACTGGGACGGCAACTTGGTCAATGGCCAGCACCGGCTGGCCGGTTGCGTCTTGGCTCAGGTGTCGTTCTGGACGTGGGTAGTCGAAGGTCTTGATCCCCACAGCCAGGACATCATTGACAACGGCGTCAAGCGTCGTCCTTCGGATGTGCTGCACCTCGCCGGGCATCCCCGCGCGTCCATCCTTGCGACGGTGGCGCGTCTTCTCTTCTACTACGAGCGGAACCGGCTGCAGGGCAGTCGTAACTCGCAGATCAGTCCGTTCGATATCGCGCAGGTGGTCGAGCGTGGCGGCGATGAACTCAACGACGCTATCGAGTGGGTATGCCGGAACCGGATCAGGGAGATCATACCGGAAGGGTTGGCCTCGTTCTGCAAGTACATCTTCAGTAAGCAGAACCCGGAGAAGGCCGAGTCGTTCCTGCTGGGGCTTAAGAGCGGTCTGGATCTGCGCAAGACCGATGCCGTCTACTGGCTCCGTGAGCGCATGGTGCGCAAGCGTGGAGCGAACTTCGTGGCCAACGCTTTGCCTTACGTATGGAAGGCGTGGGTGTATCACCGCGATGGCGTGCCGGTGCGCTACCTGAAGATGCAGGAGGGCGAGGAATGGTGGGACATCGAGCGCACCGTCGGCCTTGCCAAAGTCAAACCACAAGCCGCATGAGGGAGGGCAATAGATGACGGAGACAGCCGCTGCAAGTCCTATGTTCCTGGAGCGCCACTACACAGTGAAGGAACTCGCCGATGCGTGGCATATGTCACACGTCACGGTCAGGAGTTGGTTCCGTGGTGAGAAGGGCGTCATCCGGTACGGTCCCGCCAAGATCAAGGGCAAAGGTAACAAGCAGACTCACGTGCAATTGCGCGTTCCTGAGTCGGTCGCGCGCCGGGTCTACAAGGAGCGCACCGGGACGGTGACATGACGTGGCCACAGACAACAACGGCCCGCCATCGCTGGCGGGCCGCTGGTGCAACGCGCGGGGTATTAGCTAGCCACGGTCAACCGCGTGGGCAAACCCTTGTAGGCGAGGCGACGAGTCGCTTTCGACATCTTCTCGCGATACCCGGGAACCAACTTCATATAGTGCTGGTCGGTGATCTTGACGTCCGAGTGGCCCAACATCTTCGACAGGACGAATATGTCGCCCACGGTCTCGCCATCACCGATCAAGTAGTTAATGGCGAACGTGTCGCGGAACGTGTGACACGTGCCACCGACGCCCGCCAGTTCGAGCAACCGCGTGACGAGTGCGGTCGTATAGCGCACTCGACGTTCGTACAGGTTCTCCCAACCCTTCCTGAACTCCTGGCCATCGCGCAATTGCTGGCGCGCCATCGCATAGTCGTCCTCACGGTCGGGGTGGAAGTAATAGACCCGCGTCTTAGGGAGACGGTTGAGCGCGTCAATGGCGGGTTGTTGGAGTTCGGGCGGGAGCGCGATGGGCACGCGCGTCTTGATGACGAAGTAGTCCGCGTTGCCCTCGGCGGTCAGGTACGAACGTTCGAACCACGTGGCGTCACTGATGCGCATCCCGGTAAACAACATGAGGTAGACCAACCCGCGCGTCATATCGCGCGACTCATCGGGCAACGTTTCGATGGTCTGGAATATGACCTTGATCTGGTCGGGCGTGAACGGCGTCCGCGTGCTGGACGACCCGCCCTTCTTTTTGCTGGTGAAGTTCAGTGTGCGGTCGAACGTCGGGGCGTGGGCGATCCACCGTTGTGCCTTGCACCAGTGGAACCACACCCGCAGTTCGATCAACCTGGACTGCGCGGTGTTGCGCGTCCAGTGGCTATTCGACTCGAAGTACTTTCGAATATGCGACGAGTCCAGGTTGGCCAGCACCGTGATCTCCTGAGTGTTCGCCCACTCGGTGAAGTTCAACACCGCCCGACGGTACAACGTCTGCGTGGTCGTAGTGAGGTTGCCGTTCTTCCCGGTCTTGATGAACTCATGCGCGGCGTACTCGATGGTCTCGTTGCCCTTCGTTATGACGTGCAACCCGCCACCGTCCGGTCCGTCGGGGTTCCTGCCAGGACGCCAGTCGATGCCGCGCTCCAGGTTGCGTTGCCGTTGCTCTGCCGTGGACAGCGCGCGCGTGTCGAGCGAGTCGCGTATCGCCTTGCCCTTGACTTTGCCACGGATCCATATGATGCACTCGCAGTGAGTCATATCTTTCGTGTCGCCGAATATGGGGCACTTGGTGGCGTGCCGCCGGTATATGTGGGTCTTGGTCTGGTTCATTCGTGGAAGTGCCATGTTCGTTGTTCCTTATCGCTTGAAGTTGTTCGTTGCAACCCACTCGTAGTGGGCGCGTGCCGCATCGGGGGGCGATGCAATGACGTTGCCATTGGCGACCGTGATCGTCTTGAGGACGTTGTATGGAGTCACCACAAAAGAGAACGGGTGGCGTCCGTTGAGTACGAACTCTCGGAACGCATCGCCGTAAGTGATCGGTTGAATGTTCGTTCGCTCGGGCGTGGTGATCGCCCTTGCATTCGACAGAGCCACCGTGTAGGTGGCCGCTGCCACCACCGGGTTGACGTGCGCAACGTTGCGCACCGTGCCATCTACTTCCGCGAGTCGCACCTTGGCGGTCCCGCGCTTTTTGTTGTTCGTCGTTGTTCGTTTCATTATTGTTCCTGTTGTTCGTTACGAGTTCACTACTACGGTGGTGAGTTGGAGGGTGCGCGCTTGTTTCATCGCCGCGCGCTTTGCGTCGGTATACGTGCCATCGAACCAGAAGGTCGTCCAGTGGCGGTGGTCGCCCAGTTCGAACGACCACAACCCTTTCCCGCGCGGTGCGCGACCGTGGACGAACTTATAGTCCACCGCGCTACTTTGATCGAACGTCACGCGCGCCACCTACTTGACCTCCAGGTAATTGCCGACCACTTCGAACATCTTAGTGCCGACGTTGTATACCCGACGTTGCGCGAAGAACATGGTCTTCCGCACTTCGCACTCTGCGGTGATCTGCACGTAACTGAATGGTCGGTGCGCGTTGTCCACGAGTACGTTGACCGCGTCGATATAGTGCATCGGTTCGAGGTTCGAGAGCAATTCGATGTCGTTGTTGTTGTTCGTTTCGTTGTTCATAATGATGTCCTTTCGTTGTTGGGTCTAAAAATGGCCACGTCAGTAACGACGTGGCCAGTGGAGTGGTTACCCGAATATGAAACAGTTAGCGATGCTCACCACGCCACGGGCGAGGTCCAGCAAAAACTTTGGCGGGCGACCCTCACCGTGCGCCATGCGTTCGCATTCGGCGATAGCGTTGAACCCGTCAATGGCGCGCTGCACGTCGACGCCACACGGCGACGTTGCGGGTATATCGTGTCGCATGGCGTTGAGCAACTCTGCGTCTGCGGAGATGGCGTCATAGAGTATTCGGTCGACCAAGTAGCCACCGATCGTCATTGTGTTGTTCGTAATGTTCGTCATATCAATTTCCCTTCGTTGTTCAATGGTGATCGAGCGCAACGACAACCCGAGTGGCGCGCGTTTGCGCCCGTGTCGTTCGTCGTTCGTCGTTCGTATCACCAAACTATATGATACGAAACTGGTACAGGGTTTTTTAAATGATAGGAACGAAAGGAGTTAAGGTGGGTTCTAAAACAAGAACAGCTACTTTTCCGCGTGTTTCCTTTCAACGAGATAGCCGGTTTCATTGGCAAATAAGTAAATTAAGTTCAAGAAGATATCGTGAAAGCGTACATTCTGGGACAGGGTTGGCAGGTGGTCAATGTCCACATTGACCTGCCCGACGTGTGGACGTTCAGTGCCCGATGGCGCAATAGTTTGTCCCTCATGCGTGATCGAAGCGAGTGACCGCGAGTTGCGCGCGCGCCAGTTGCGCGCACTGCATCGTGTCTCAACCGACGGTGGCTATCTCGTCACGCGCAAGACGCCGCGCGGTGTCCACGTTCAGATGTTCGGCACCGATCAAGGGTACTGCGGCGAACCCTTCGCCGGGGCGCACAAGCGCGGGTATGCACAACTCCACGAACTGCAGGCGGGTAAGTTCTGCGCGCGGTGTTGTTCGGAGATAGTCGCATTAGTGAAGGAGTCGACCGCATGATACGTCTGCGACTGGTGCGCCGGGAAATGAAAGCGGGCCATGAGATCTACTACGGCAACATACTCGTGCTGCGACTCGACGAATGGAAACCAGAGGGAGTGTTCTCGTTGCGTGAACCGGAATGGGAACTATTCCGCGACATGCTCGAAGGGCAAGGAGTCGTTGTTGAATATGGCACGGTTCAAGCTGACTACTGAACGGATCCAGCTGTCGGAGAACGACGTGGAGCGCGCGTGTCTCGATCTCCTGCGGGTGCGTGGCTACTGGATCATCCGCCAGCATTGCGGGCGCGCGCGCTATGCGAGTGGACGCTGGGTCACGCTGCACGATACCGGCACGCCCGACTATGCGACACAGCATCGCCGGTTCCCCGGTTTTCAATTCGAAGTCAAGCGGCCAGGCGCGAAGACAACGCCCGAGCAAGACCGCAAACATTTAGAACTTACTTCATGCTACGGGCTGCGGGTGGGCGTGGTCGACAGTGTCGATGCGCTCATCACGTGGCTGGACGATCACGAACGAAAGGCAACGGCACTATGGCACGAGCACGCACGATCAAACCCGGCATCATGACGAACGAGGAACTCTGTGAGTTGGGTCCGATGGCCTACATCCTGTTTACGAGTCTTTGGATGGTGGCCGACCGGGAAGGACGGCTGGAGGATCGACCTCGCCGCATCAAAGCGCAAGCGATGCCGCTCTGGGACATCAGTGCGCAGGATGTGGAAAACCTGTTGGAAAGTCTCGCCACGAAGCAGTTCATCTCGCGTTATCAAGTCGCACAGGATCGTTACATCGTCATCACGAACTGGCGCAAGCATCAGCATCCGCATCCCAACGAGTCGCCGAGTCAGTGCCCGCCGCCGTCGGCAAGTTCCAACGGATCAGCAAGATCGAAGGGACGGACCAAGGCAAGACCAAGGTATGAAGGGCTTCATACCAAGGTACGAACGACTCAGGCTATTCCTTCTATTCCTTCAGGATCTTCTTTAGCGGCGAACGCGCGCGCGAGCGCGACGGCGTCCGACCATGAGGAAAACCCGCCGCCGCCGCCTCCCAA